GGTAATGACTTAAATATCTGGACTTATGAAACCGCTAGAAAAATGATTCGCTACGGTCATGTTGGAGTACTTGTTGACACCCCGGCTGAAGGTAATGGCCGTCCATATTGGGTAGCTTATACACCAAGAGAAATATTAGGCTATCGAACAGAAGTAAAAGGGGGTAAAACAACATTTACACAACTTAGGCTTATTGAAAAGGTTTATGAGCCTGACGGCGAGTATGGCGAAAAGCTAATTGAACAAGTAAGGGTGTTATATCCGGGGCGCTACGAAATACACAGAAAAAATGATGATGGCAAATATACAGTTTTTGATGAAGGTAATACCAGTACAACAGAAATACCATTTGCAGTTGCTTACTCAAACCGCGTAAGTCTCATGGAGTCTAGGCCACCACTAGAAGATATTGCAGAGCTAAACATCAAGGCTTACCAAGTACAAAGTGACCTCGACAATCAGCTACACATATCTGCTGTACCATTATTAGGTTTCTTTGGGTTTCCACAAAGTTCTGAAGAGGTAAGCGCGGGACCGGGAGAGGCGATTGCATTTCCCGCAGATGGTAGAGCCGAATATATTGAACCAACTGGTAGGTCGTTTGATTCCCAGTTTCAAAGGCTAGATCAACTTGCACAACAGATCAATGAACTTGGTTTGGCGGCTGTATTAGGGCAGAAGTTAAGCGCAGAAACAGCAGAGGCCAAAAGAATAGACCGAAGTCAAGGTGATTCAACCATGATGGTAGTGGCGCAACAGATGCAAGATTTGATCGACAACTGTTTGACTTATCACGCCCAATACTTGAATACTTCAGAGATCGGTAGCAGTTTTGTTAATCGTGATTTCCTAAGCACCAGACTAGAACCACAAGAAATACAATCATTGTTACAGCTTTATACAGCCGGAACAATTACACAGAAAACATTATTGGATCAACTTACCCAAGGGGAGGTACTAGGAGACGAGTTTGACGTTGAAGAGGAGATAGAGGCTACACAAACTGGTGGGTTAACAGAAATGCAACCACCTGAGCCAGAGGACGAAGAGGAGCCAGAGGACGAAGAGGACGAACCAGAGGCGGCTTAACATATGGCTTTGCCCGATGCCATTTATAGAAATGCTATTGACCTTAATAGATTTGGAAATAAAGTTTCAACTGATGTTTCAAAAAGGTTTGTAGATATTTGTGTTCAATCGGTTAGACAACTGGCCGAGCTAGACCGCAAAGGCTTGGGCGATAGTTACCGGGCGGCACGATTACGTTCTATTGTGGCGCAGTTAGAAAAAAGTCTTAGTAATTGGAAAAAATTTGCCAATACAAACGTAATAAGGGAGTTGCAAGGATTAGCCGGGGTACAGGCAGGGTTTATTGAAAAACAGTTAACGCAAGTCATACCAAGAGGTCTGAGGCAAAACATACAAGTTAATGGTATTGAAATATCGCCAAAGTTTGCAGAATCTGTTGTAAGCGTAGACCCCACAAAAATTAGATCTAGGGCAGTAGGAAAACAGTTGGCGGCATTTTTAGGAGAGTCGGAGTTATCAGATAATCTGGGTGCGATAATGACATTACCTAACGGAAATATAGTACAGCAAGCCTTTGATAAGATTGCCGACGATTCTGTTCAACTATTTAGGCGAACAGTTCAAGATGGATTATTGACCGGGGAAACAACGCCCCAGATTACACGCCGATTGCTTGGTAATAGCAGAGAAGGGGATAACGCCAATATTTTGCAGATGGCACAGAAAGGCGGGATAATGACGACCCCACCCATCAACCAAGTAAGAACCCTTGTCAGAACTAGCATTAACCAAGTTTCTAATAATGCGGCGCTTTCTGTTTACCGGGCTAACAGCGATATAACCAAAAAATACAGGTACACGGCAACACTTGATAGCAGAACTACGGCTGTTTGTGGCGCTTTAGATGGAAGGGTATTTGAATATGAGCAGGGGCCAATGCCACCTCAGCACTTCAACTGTAGATCAACAATTATTCCTGAGATCGACTATGACAACTTACCTTTCGACCCACCACCCACAGGTAGAAAGCGTGCTTCAGCAGACGGCCCGGTATCTGCAAATATGGATTATTCAAAGTGGTTATTTCTACAGCCACAGGCAGTTAAGGCAAGAATACTTGGAGGTAAACTAAACCCGGTCACAAACAAATATGAAGGTGCTTTCAGATATTTTGACAGATTGGTAGGTAAAGAAAAAAGCACCAGAAAGGCGCTATCTAAATTTGTCAGGGCAGATGGAAGTAGAGTTTCTCTAGTGGAGTTAAAAAACAGATACGGCAAACCTGAGAATATCCCGATAGGGCCACAGCCACGCCCAGTAACGGCTAAGCCTGTCAAAAGAAAACCGGCACTTGGAACTTATGCACCCACAAAACAGCCAAAGATTGCAGTTTCAAGGGGCAAGGATATTGTAGGAGGCAGACTACAAAAGCTAGACGGTTTCAGAAAAGATTACAAAAAGCTACTTCGGGAACATTCAGATTTAAAAATAGAAAGAAAGCGTTTAGTAGATAAGATCAATAATTCATTTGACATGAAAGAACGTATTGACGCTAGGGTTGAATACGACAAAGTTGTTGCTCGACTAACTGACCAAAGGGCAAAGATTAGAGCCGTAGAAAGACAGGGTACGTTACAAATGTTTGATATTAGAAAAGAAGCCATAGCAAACTCAGCGGTTACAAGAAAAGAAATTAAGAATGCACTAGACCAGATTGATTTTTCCGGGGACGTGAAAGCAACAAGGGAAAGAATAAAAGGCGAAATGGAAGAGTTTGGCTTGATGTTTAACGGTGCGGGTATAACAAAGAAAGGTAGGTTTATAAAAGGTCGTTCAAATCAAATCAAAACAGTACAGGTTAGAAAAGGTAGGGCGCATAATGAACCTGAGTTTCGAGGAACTGAGTTCAGCAAGATCAAAGTTCCTGCAACTAGCGAAGGATATTTTGGAGAGAATGACGCTAAAGCAACTCTATTTCACGAAATCGGCCATAGTTTAGAGGGCTTTGAAGAGAAAAACTTAGATTTGGCAGTAGCTTTTAGAACAAAAAGGATAAAAAGTGACTTTCCTGTAAGTCCGAAAAAACTGAAAGGTACAATAATGGACGGCTACGCATCTAGGGAGGCAGTTTTAAGAGATACTTTCATTGCGCCTTATGTTGGACGGCCATACAAGCAAAGAACATCAGCAACCAGAACACCGGCAAACCAGATGCCAAAAGGTTTAAAACCGGGGCAAGAATATGACTCTGCTACAGAAGTGATTAGTATGGGGGTAGAGCATTTTAGTGATCCCGAGTCTATGTTTCGTTTATACCAAGCAGACCCGGAGCATTTTTACATGATCTTGTCCCTTACCAGAACTGTTTATTAATGGCTGTCAAACTACGAATCACAGAAGGTACAGAAAATGCAACGGTATCTTTGCGTACGTCCCCCGGTCTTGTTTCTTTCTCAGGTAGTGAAGAAATTAGAAAAGACATTGAGTTTGAATCACAGTTTGCTTATAATTCTGTTGGCCATAAATTTAATCTGGCTAGTTGTTTTGCAATGGATTTGTATATATTTATGGTTGATCTTTTTGATGCCAAAAATGTAGAGATTTTAGAAGGCCAAGAGCAAATAAAAGCTGATGACAAAGAATTAGGTATAATAGAAAAAACTGGAGTTTCCTAATGCCTTCACACTACGGAAAAATGGGTATGAAAAAGAAAAAGAAAAAAGGGGGTAAAAAAAGATGACCCCATTAACTTTTTCTGTTGACGGTGCTTACCCCGAACCTGAGCCAGTTTGTCCAATGCCTACAAAGCCTGACTTTGGAAGCATGACAAAGGCGCAGTTAGAACAGTTTGGACGTACTATTGGTATTGAACTTGATAAGCGACTAACTCATAAGAAGCTAGTGGCGATAATCGAGGAAGCTGTCAATGCCTAAATTAAGGCGAACAGCAAAAGATAAAAAGACCGGGCTACCAAAGAAATATCTATCGGGAGCCAAAAATAAAGCGGCAAAAGCAAGAGAGATCAAGCGCACCGCTGAAGCCTATAAACGTGGCGAGTTTATAGACATTGCCGCAGTATCACGTTCACGCACTAAACAAGATGTCACAAAAAGCAAGAAGAAAACCCCTAAGCGGCGCAATAAAAAGTAGCCTCAAGAAAAAAGCTGAGGGTACAAAGTTTTTTTACGGCGAACTTGCAGAGGTTTATAGAAAAGGTCAAGGCGCATATCTTTCATCGGGTAGCAGAAACGTACCAATGGGTGCTTGGGCAATGGGCAGGGTAAATAGCTACATGAGAGGAGATAAAGCCAGAACAGCCGACTCTGCGATATACGCAAGATATAACAAAAGAAGATAATGGCAATAAAAAAAGGTGGCCATACTTTTGAAGGGGTCGACAAACCCATAAGAACACCGGGTCATAGTTCGGGAAAGTCTCACGCTGTTGTTATAAATGATGGTGGTAAACAGCGATTGATTCGATTTGGAGCGCAAGGAGCTAGTACAAAACCACCCAGAAAAGGAGAATCAGAGGCAGACAAGGCAAAACGCAAAAGTTTTAAGGCGAGACACGCCAAAAATATTGCAAAAGGCAAGACAAGTGCGGCATATTGGGCCAATCGTGTAAAGTGGAGTTAATATAAAAACAAATTTACCCTGCGGGTTTATGTCAGAAGAAATTAACCAAGAGGCTGCGCCAACTGGTAACAACAACGAAGAGCTACTTTCACAAATCAAGGCTCTCGAAAGTCGCGTTCAATCAATGGACGCAAAAAACAAAGAATTACTAGACGAAAAGAAAAAGTTTCAGAAGCTAGAACAAACGCTTTCCACAATGCCTGACGGTACGGACGTACAAAAACTACTAGAGTTCAAACAAAAAGCCGAGCAAGCGGAACTAGAGGCAAAAGGAAAGTATACAGAAGCGCTTCAGGCACGAGATCAGCAGTTCAGGGAGGCAAGTGCAACAAAAGATGAACAGATAAAAAAATTAGAACAAAGAGTAAAAGAGTTGGAATTAATTACGCCAACGGTCTCTGCTTTGGCTGATATTGTCCATGACCCCGACATGGTATTAAAAACAAAACTTAGCCCGGAGCAAATCAAAAGGC